CTTTGATTATGGTCTGACTAACCTTTTCATAGTATTTATTGTTACTGTTAAAACTCGTAAAATAGCAAAAACAGTTCGGTTATTAAACAAACTTGGTGTTTCTTCACTACATGTTTCAGAATCAAACCACTGCTCCGGTTTTCGTGTCACTCCCTGTTCATTTTATGATAGGTATATTGACTATAACGAAATTCCATATTGGAGATCTGTTGGTGCGAAAGAAGACGTGTTACGAAATGTTAACAAGTTTTTTACCCCTCTTCCTCAAGATATTCCTGACTCGATATTCGACTCGTTGAATTCAGTTTATGATTATTTAGAGCGTGTTTGTAAATTGACAAGTGAATCTCTGACTCCACTTACTATTCGTAGCGCTATTAAGTTGCTACCGAATGATACTTCCCCTGGTCTACCCTATACTTTAGAAGGTATTAAAACCAAAGGTGAAGTTAAGGAGCGATTATTTCGCGATTACAATACGTTAAGGAAGATACCCCCTGGTGGATTTTATGATTATCCGTGCAGTGCTGGTATTCGCTTAGCGCTTACCAAGAAGCCTGATAACAAGCCTCGTCTTGTTTGGGTTTACCCTGCTGTGATGATTACAGCTGAATCTCGTTTTTTCGGACCCTTAATGTCTAAAATATTCTCATGTCTATTATTTTCGTGGGATTTTTCGTTTCTAAGAGGTGGCGTTAATTCATTGAAACAGTTCTGCCAAGGTCTTACAACATACGGTACTGATGTCAGTGGCTTTGATGCTTCTGTTCATCCCATGGTGATAAACCATGTATTTGATTGGATTTGTTCGCGTTTTAAGCTGAGCAAGCATGATCAACATGACTTCGATGTTATGAGACATTACTTTATTAATACCCCTTTGTGGTATAAGAATCGTATATATCTAAAGAGACAAGGAGTTCCTTCTGGTTCTTTCTTCACTCAAACGATTGATTCTATTGTTAATGTAGCATATCAGTTAGAACTTATTAAAAGTTTTAAGAGGTTTTCTGTTTCCCGTATGACATTGGAAAAAGAGTTTAAGTTTCTACGCGTGTTAGGAGATGACTCTCTAGTCGCACTTTATTATGAAGTGACGTTAGAGCAGTTCACTCAAGCTGCAAGGGATTTAGAGCATCATTATTCTGTAGTTATAAATGTTGAGAAAGGTTTTTTTCGGTCACCCGAGAGCCCTTACGCTCGCACGAATTTTCTTGGATTCGATGTCTCGCTCGCCGCACCGCCTTACTTGGTCAAACCAGCCACGTTGATCGTTGCGCAGTGTATTTTTCCAGAAGTAGCAGAGAAGGATGCTGCAATTTCCATGGCCAGACTGATTGGTATTAAATGGTCTTCCGGTGATGATCCGTTTCTTTTAAGTATTGTGAATGAGTTTTACGATCTTTTAGAATTACGGTACCCTGGTCTCCAACCATCAGATCTTCCAAAAGAATATCAGTTGATGTTTCGTTACGTCTTCGGTCGCTATGTTCCAGATATTACAAAATATCCATCAGATGCGCAAGTTATTTCTCGGTATCGAGATTTCTCTGATCCAGATGTACAACTTGCATACGTTTGCCCTACGTACTGGGATTATGTTTTAAGGAGGTATAAACCTGCTGACTACATAACATCTAAGCTTGTGAGTAACTCTCTGGCTTGAGGTTCTTTGTGTGTTCCAATAAAAATAAAACACTTACGCTGCCAAGCGATACATGGCATTCGAGGTCTCGAAAGAAACCTTGGCTTTCCATCAGCCCAATTTACTTGGTCCACTGTTGATGATTTTCTATGAGATTTAATTCTCGTCTAGATTTAAAGTCTAAATTAAAAAAAAAAAAAAAAAAC